CAGGTGATGTTAAGGCTCTTGCACCACGCACAGAAGTCAACCGTATCGGTATGTCAATCTCAAACGCATCATACTATGCAGACGTATATGGTCTAGGTATGGACTTCGATCAGCAAACTCTTGCTAACGAAGATGCAGCACTAGACATTCGTTCAGCGGGTGCAGCTACATTGACAAACCGTCTGCTGATTCACCGTGAAGAACAATTTGCTTCAACATTCTTTGCAGCATCTGTTTGGGGTTCAGAAACAACACCATCAAACTTGTGGTCAGATTATACAAACGGTACACCAATCGCAGACGTAACAGTCGCTCGTCGTACCATGCAGCTAAAATCTGGTGGCTTCAAGCCAAACACAATGGTTGTCGGTAAAGAGGTGCGTGACATCTTGATCAATCACCCAGACATCCTAGCACGTCTAAACGGTGGTGCAACTGTAACAAACACTGCATTGATCACCAACGCTAAGTTGGCTGAGATTTTTGAGGTAGAAAACTTCTACGTCATGGAAGCAGTGAAGAACTCATCAGTTGAAGGTGTCGCAGAAAGCAACGCATTCATCGGTGGTAAACATGCTCTACTAGCACACGTTGCTCCAAGCGCAGGTCTAATGACACCAATGGCTGGTGCAACATTTGCATGGAACACGCTAGACGGTGTGAACAACTTGGGCGTAACAGTTGAGTCATTCTCTGACGATGCTCTAAAGCGTATGCAAGTTGCAGAACACATCCAAGTTAAAATGTCCTACGACATGAAAGTCACAGGCGCAGACTTGGGTTACTTCTTCGACACAGTTGTAGCGTAAGCTATTTACTCTGGGGGGGCTGTAATGGCCCCCTTATTCTACTAATGATAGGTGTAACATGATCCGACAAGAACAAATGCCTTTCCAGTTTGACCGACCCTTATTTGTACGTGTACCCTTTGATGCGGCAGGACGAACATGGGAGTCAGGACAAGAGTTCAAATGGAAAGAGATGTCCATGCCAGAAACCAATGTGATGACCCTCTACAATCAGAGGATGTTACATCACAATGCAGAACTAGAAAAACAAGTTAAGGCTGGTGATGGACTAGAAGAATTAAACATAGATGGACTACACGAAGTCGTTAAGAGTATCAATGCCAAGGTTAAGGCTAAGACACCTAACGCTAATATGTACGAGAAACATAAGTGTAAGACATCTAAGATACTAGACAAACAGCGTGGGCTTATTCGTAGCTGGCGTAGAAACCACGGGCATTATGAGGTAGATTGATGGCTTGGAGTTATGAGGAAACCGATCTAAGGACAACAACGGCCTCTGGTCGTCTGAATACTGTCCGACTGTTACTTGGTGATACAGATAGTAACGACCAACAGGTGCAGAACGAAGAGATCGCTTTTGCTCTGGCTCAAAATAATAATAACGTATACTACGCTGGGGCTTGGTGTGCAAGAATAGTTGCTGCCAAATACTCACGTAAAGTAACGACATCAATAGACAATGCTATAAGTGCTGATTACAGTGACCTAGCAAAGCAGTATAACAAGTTAGCAGAAAGCCTAGAGTATCAGGGTAAGAAGTCTGGTGCTGTTGTTGGTATTAAGGCTGGCGGTATCACCAAGTCAGGTGTAGACGCTATACGTGCCAACACTAACCGCATTACTCCCTCATTCCGTAGGGATCGCTTTCGTAATCCACCAAGCTATAGTGGAGAAGATTACGGCTCAGACTACGACTAGGAGGTCTAGATGTCTTTTCGATCCTTTGATCCCTATGACATGATAAGGGACTTCGGCAAAGAAGTTACACTGCACAAACAGACTACGGGTGGGACATACGATCCAGCCACAGGTACTTTATCGGGTGGGGCGACTACAGATTATACAGCCTTTGCTTACTTCTATAACTTTGAGGTAGGTATTCAGGGCGAGACTGATCTTAGGCGTGGTACCAGAAAGTGTGTAATTTCTGCGTTGGGTCTTGCAGTTGCTCCTGATGATGGTGATACTATCTCAGGGTTTGGTGACACAGTACACATCGTAAGAGTTACCACTCACTACAGCAACGGTCTAGCAGTCATGTATACCTGTGAGGTTGCAGAATGATGAGGTTGCAGGTAGCCACTAGACCCAAAGGTCTTGGCAAGAAACTAGATGAAAAGCTAGAGGCTCAGTTTAAAGCTAAATTAGTGCGTCAAGCCAACTTAGCCATAGCTGTTACAATGGGTGAAAATGCTCAAAGTAAACCTGCATTAGATACTGGTGCCTATCTAAGGTCGTGGTCTTTTAATAAACAAGGTAGACCACGTAGGGTTGATAGCAGAAGATTAACCAAAGGTTCTGGAAGTTCTGTTGATAGAGATGCTGCACAAGCTGCACTATATTCTGACATCTCTAAGATCAAACTAAAGGGTACGACTGCCATATACTTACAGAATGGCGCACCTCATGCTCCTTATGTAGAATATAAGCATAAGTATTACATTATGGAGACTATAGCTAATAGGATAAGAAATGGCAACTATTGACAAGGATATTCGGGCCGCACTAGAAAGTAAGCTGGCTGACATACCAAGCGTACCGTCAATAGCTTATGAGAACGTCCCTTTCAACCCTACAACGGGGCAAAACTACTTAGAGGTTACCTACACCCCGATAACAAGAAGGCCCACTGTACGGGGCTTAAATCCACAGCAGAGATACGATGGCATCTTTACCATTAACTGCTATGTCCCAGAGGGTGCTGGCCCTGCTGCGGCAGATACTCTTGCTAAGAATGTTATGGAGACATACGAAGCAACATCAAAACTAACTCAAGGTTCGACTACTGTTAATATAGAATTTGCAGAACGTAGACAAGGTATAGTAGACAGTCCTTTTTATCTTGTTCCTGTTGTCGTAACTTGGTATGCATACAAATAACTAGGAGATCACTATGGCCTTTGCACAGGGTTCACGTTCCAGTCTGTCGTACATCGTAGAAAGCGCTTTTGGTACGACACCTACTGGTAACTTCACTAACTTACCTTTTTCTACTCACTCACTAAACCTATCTAAAGATCGTGTTGCAGGTAATGACATTCAGTCAGACCGTATGCCACGTGTTGACCGTCATGGTAACCGTCAAGTTGGCGGTGACATTACTGTCGATATGCGTGATGCAGACTACGACGATTGGCTAGAAGCTGCCATGCTAAACACATGGTCAACTAACGTACTTAAAGTTGGTACAACACCTAAGTTCTTCTCTATCGAAGACTATGCTGCTGACATCGACCAAGCCCGTTTGTTCACTGGTTGTACAGTAAACACAATGGGTGTTTCACTAGCACCTAACCAAATGGTAACAACAACCTTTGGTGTCGTCGGTAAAGATATGACAATTAGTTCTACTGATATTGCTGAGTCACGTACTATAGATGCAGCCTCTGGTGCAGCACCTTTTGATGCTTACTCTGGTGACCTAAAGATTGCTGACAGTGGTTCAACTCTAGCATCATCGGCTATTGTTACTGGACTAGACTTCACAGTCACTAACGGTTATGCACCTACATTCGTCATCGGTGATGACTCAGCACCAAGCCTAGAATTTGGTCGTGCAGAAGTAGAAGGTACACTATCAGCGTACTTTGAAGATGCAGCACTAGTAAACCGTTTCATCAACGAAACAGAGACAGCACTTGAGGTTTCTGTAGGTGATGGTACAAACACAATGACATTCCTATTCCCACGTGTGAAAGTAAACTCTGCTGATGTGGGTGTAGACGGTCCTACAAGTCGTGTAGTATCTATGTCCTTCGTTGCTCTATATGACACAACAGAAGCGACAAACTTGTCTATTACACGATCTGCGTAATCCCTAGCTAGGGTCGGGGGGTGTTGGTGTCGGGTCTGGCATCCCCCACAAATCTACCCGACAACCCGAAGGAGACTCGACATGGATTTAAAAGATTTAACACCTGATAGTGATATAGTCACTTGCACCATACGACACCCAGTCAAGAACGAACCATTAAAGAATGATGACGGTAGTGATATGGAAATAGAACTATATGCACCTTATGCAGAAGCCTACAAGAAAGTAGTCTTTGAACAACAGAACAAACGACT